CATCAACGATTTGCCAGAAGCAGTGGGAGATATCAATAGTTTTCTATTATGCTTTAGGGCACCGTATACTCCCTCAACTTGATACTTCCTGGGAGTATGAGCACAAATGGAATGCATATAATCTTTGACCCCTTCATATGAGATCTGCTCATTCTCCTCAAAAGGAGTGCCGTAGAATTTATTATCTGCAAACTTATAAGTATATCCGTATTGATCGCAGAAGTTTACGATCTTATCTAATAGTCCGACATAGATTTGCTTGGAACGCATATCAAAGAGATGTATCTCTCCGTTCCAGTTTCTACCACGATACTGTGGCATAAATTTTGCATTAGGAACCTCAAACTTAAAGTGATCTCTAAGTTCGTATTCTATATGAGGTTCAGTATTGATTTTTAAAAATACTTCGTTGGATTTTGATATAACAAGGTTTGCTGTCGTATCAATCACGTAGATCCATTCATCTACGAATATTTATTACATGTTCGTGAACCTATGTTCTAGCATGATTTTAAAGAAATGATCTCTCATTGCTAAAAGATTTTCTTGCTCCTCAGGATCACCACCCGACCATTTTGCACACGCCTGAGTAAGACCTGTGTGAATGATACGAACTGCTTCTATTGGTAGTTCTAGATGATAATACTCTTCTTCGTCTTCCATTACCCCAATCCTGCGTTAAAGCGCATAAACTCTATTGCGTTTTTGATTTGATAAGTTCTATTAGTTATCTGTTTGAGAATACTTTCGATGTACACTAACATCGTATCATAGTAGTCTATCTTCAAACATATTGTAGACAATTTTTCGTCAGCGTCAAGGTACTTCTGCATCGTGTCCTTGTCGCGAATCTTTTTTGGAAAAGGATTCTGCACATATACATCAGGGTCAGCTTTACCACTGAAGTATTCATAACGTTCGTGTCTTATATTCTTTCTTTGTTGCTCTGCCTTCTTTCTCATTAGAAAGATGGTATTGTACATTTCAAAATACTTCGCATGGAGAGATGGAATTCCTAAAGATTCTTCGTGTAAATTGTCTCTGTCTATCTTAGAATCTTTTTCCCACATTCCTTGAAGTGCATCAAGGTCGATCATAGAGGATTGTTTCTCATATCAACTATATTGTACATAGTATACTTGAAAGTTACCTCTGCTGTAAAGTACTCGATATCTGTATCAGTTGCATCGAAAGTAACAGTTGATAAGGAAGTTGGAAATGCATCTTTAAAAAACACCTGAAATTTAGGAACCAAGTTATTACTAAGGATTTGTAAGGTGGCATCTGAAAAGATGTTTAATCCCTCATTATAATATTGTCCACCTACATCACCAGGTCCAAGTTTTTGGAGGTTTACAATGTCCTGTTCAGATTCAGGATATCCTAATCCACGTATCCATTTCTGGATTTCCATGTAATTACCCAGATCTTCATCAACCAAAAATCGAATAGACAAATCTCCAAACTGAACTTTGTCTCCAGGGACATCAAGGTCTCTGAAATAAGTCGATTGTATTGCTGTTCCCATATCCATTGATGGGATATTTGCTTGATTGCAAAAGAAAGCAACTTGAGGACTTCTCTTCAGGAGAAACTTAAATCCTGTTGGAGATAGAAAATTTCTATTCTCAATTTGTCTTGATGAAGTATCAGGCATTATTATTCACTAACAACAGTAGCACCAGTCCATCCACCATTGGTTCCATCACTGTTAGTCATTTCACTGCTAGGGTCACTAGAGTAGATTTTTCTTTCGGAATAGTCATCAGTCCATCTTCTATTACCAGTGTAGTACACTTCTACACTAGAGTTGATAAGACTTGGTTTTTTAATATGAAAAGGCATTTTTCTTAGTTCTCTACATCCTTATTTAGCATTAAAAAAGGGGGTGAAACCCCCCATGCCATTTATCTTTTTTTGTTTTTAAAGTAATCACTCTCACACTTAAAGTAGATTCGTGTTTGGATAAATTTAGGATCTATGTATTTGGTTGGATTTGGCATGTGTTTGAATTTGTATTTAATCGGATTTGTATGTATTAAAATGTGATCGTATTTGTGAGGCGTCATAAAAACCAATAAGGCATCCCTATTTATAACGTTACATAAAAAAAAGACCCCCCGAAGGAGGTCTTGTAACAATGTGAATACGGATCACATGAGGTTCTTGACAGTAACGCGCTGATAGTAGCGGTTGCTGTTGACGCGGAGGCGTCCGAGTCCCTGAGTGGTTCCTTCTGCGAATGGGTTGGAAACAAGACCATAACGAGTCTTGAAGCCAATCTTGGGCTGGAAGGAGTTCTCTCCAACGGCGCGAACCATCTGGAGGGGAACGTAAGGACAGTAGAACAGACCTGCGTCATAAGGGGAAGTACCCTTGTAACCAACAACGTAGTACTGGTTAGCAGCGGAGTTTGCAGAATAAGGATCGATGTATACACGATACTTACCTTGCAGAACACCAGCGAAGGTGTTACCAGTGTCATCAACGTTGAGGTTAGCGTTGAGTGCAGGGGTGTAGTCGAGCACACCAGCCATGGTCAGTGCAGACGCAACGTCAGCAGAGCACATGATGATGTTGCCCTTTCCTCTACGAGTTCTTTGGGCGATGCGGTTTGCATCTCTCTCGATTTGGAACAGAAGACCCTTGAACTTCTCAACCGACCAACGTCCGTTGGAGTCGATGTCGAGGTCGAACTCACCAGCGGTAGCAACGTTAGTAGCAGCGCCTTGCTCAGCAACCTTATAGATGGTTCTGATGACTTCTCTGTTGATTTCCGCGAGGATTTCAGTAGAGAGGATGTTAGCAAGTTCTGCTTCAGCGTTAAGACCGTGGATTGCCTTGAGGTCTTGTGCCAGTTCCAAGGAGTACTCTGCTTTGAGTGCTCTGGACTTAGCGGTTACAGTGACTTTCTCGATCGAGAATGCCATCTGGTTGAATGCTGTTGCACCAGTTCCGTCGAGTGCTTCAGCAGTATCGGTACGCATACCCTGACCGACATCGTATGCGGTAGAGGTAGCAGAACCAGTTGGGTTCAGGACAGCAGGGTTAGTGCCAGACTGGGAAGTAGTACCCAGACCTGCAGCAACGTCGGTGAAACCGTTGGTGTTGTTGAGTCCCTTGGGTTGTCCAGAGAACGCGGTATCGACTTCATCGAAGAAGGTCTCGGTTCCAGACTGATCGGTCTTACGGGAGCGCATCGCGAAGATGAGTCCAGTAGGTCCGCTCATGGGTTGAACGCCAGCCAGGTCATAAGCGACCAGGTTAGGCATGGAGCGTCTGATCAAGGAGATCAGAACGGGGTCGAAACCAGCAGTAGGACCTGCAGCAGCAGAGGAACCGGTGAATCCACCGTTACCTACTTGGTTCGTTGGTTGCTCGGTCAGCATTCCGCCTTGATCAAAGGCAGACTGCTCACGCATGAATTTCTCTTGGTTTTCGAGCAGGACAGCGGTGACAGCTCTACGATGTTGATCCTTGATCTCGTCGCATCCTTCAGCGTTCAGAAGGGGTGCCCACTTTTCCTGCAACTGTTCGGATTGGAACATTTGCTTAAAAATGAATGTTTACGGTTTGATTTAATGTTAAATTCAGGATTGCTTACCGAAGGAACCCAAGGTTCTGAGGTATGCAGCCATGGAATCGGAGTAGGACTCAGAACCAGACTGGTCTACACCTTCAGAGAGGGTTTCGGACTTAGCATTGGAAGTCTCTTTCTTAGAGGCGAAATACGACTCTTTGAGGGTTTCCAATTTGTCACGATATTGTTCTTCACTTTCAAACTCTACACTTTCGGAAAGTGAGGCGAGCTTCTCCTTCTGGGTCTGTGCAAGACCTTCGGATACTTGATCGAGAATACCACCTGCAGTTGCCTCAGAAAGGCGACCGTTCAGAGTGATGTTCTTCTCAATCTGCTCGTTGAGTTTTGTCTCCATATCATCAAGTTTTTCTACCATGCTCTCAAGTACATCATACTTATCTTCAGGGATTGATACATAATGTTCTTCAAAAAGTGTCTTCATGCCTGAGAGGAAGCTCTCAGT